TTCTCCGATGATGATGCTGTCATCGGCAGCGGCCTGCGCCAACAACTTGGCTCGTGTGGTAATCGTGCTGGCGCTGGGCACCTCATCGAAGGTGAGCCAACGGCTCACGATGGTGCGCTGATCGGCGCTGAGGTCTACAACCCCCGCCGACAGCTGGTCGGCGGTTGCGGGGTGCTGTGTTAGGTTCAGAATGCGCATGATTAACTCCTATTGGGTATGAGTAAAACTCATACGGTGATGGCAGGATTGCCCCACAACGCACCCTTTCGGATGCGCTGTAAGAAATCCCGTTTGACACGGGCGGGAACACCGCGAGAGCCACGCTCCCACGATGTCAGAGGTCAGGGGGAGAACCGTTCTCCCTCAGATTGCCGCTTTGAACGACTTCCGTTGGGCCACCGACAGCAGCCCGTAGGCCGCCAGTGCAGCAGCAAGCAGATCGACTTCCTTCTTGCCCGACGACCTAGCCTTAGCCTTGGCCTCTGCTGCGCCGCTGGCGACAGCGACCAAGTATTTCACTCGGCTGTGCTCTGCCGAGTCCTTGGTGAACACCCATGCCCCACGATAATCGTGGGGAGCCACGCCTGTCTGCTCCGCTACCCATACGGTAGCGAATACCCGTATATCCGGGCCAGCCACGCCAGCGGCTGCAAGTGACTCGGTGAACCCCTGCGACTCAATGGTCGCGAACACTTTGCTGGCCTTGGCGTAGGCAGCGGCATTTGTTTCCAGAAACTTGATTGCGAATTTCATACTCATGATTTTTCCTTTGGCGGGAGAACCGTTCTCCCTCTATCGGCCAGAGCCAATCCCTAACCGATAACTCAATTGTATGGATGAGGGTGAAATAGCTTTCGGCAGCACCCCTGAAAGCCCCTGAATGTGGTATAAGGCGACCCCACCATACCCCCACACCCCCTTTAGACCGCGACAGATGCGTCATTACATGAACACTATTCCCCACCCGCAATCCACATTTCCCACAAAAACAACCCAAACCTAAAAACGACCACACCCCCCGTACAAACCCTAATAGGTCGCCTATTAAAAATTATAAAAAATTTGCATACATTCTTGTCTAACACTAGACAATGCACCACAAAAAGCAGCCCCGGTTAAGGGGCTGAAGAGCAAATGAGCAATTTGCCAAGGAGAAGCAATGGGGCAACTGCTTGCACCACCACCGAAAAGAAGTATACAATAAAAGCAGATCACATGTTTGAACACTTGATTAACGGGGAATTCCACCCCGCGATAGAAGAAGCGCCCAAGGGTGCGGTGTCGCCCATTGCCAATCACAGTGTGGCTGACCAGATAGACGCCAAGGTAAAGACTACTGACTGGTTAAAAGAGATCGGCGCTATATCAGATGAGGATGTGGAGTCCGTAGCCGACGCCCATGCAGCACGCGCAGCGTTTGCAGCCCTTGCAACACAAAGCCCAATACAGGATACTAAGTTAGCACTAACTAACGTAAAGACCCCCAAGGCGGTACAGCACTTGGTGGGGATGTTGACCGCCTACGACTGGGCGTTTATAGAACAGGCTAAAGAGATTCGGGGATACACCGTAGCCCAGATACTTGAAGAGACTAAGAACCCCGACACTAAATTCAGGCTCAAGGCGCTGGAGATGTTGGGTAAGGTAACTGAGGTTGCACTATTCACGGAACGAATTGAGGTCAAGAAGACCCAGCTATCGGACACCGAGTTGGAGCAGCGCATCAAGGAAAAGCTCAACAAGTTTATGAATGTGCTAGATGTAGTAGATGTAACTCCCCTGCCTGATGAACCTCCAAACGCTGACATCATTAAGTAAAGTTGAGCTTGAGGCGCTTCAACGCGCTTTGCCAACAATGTCCTTGCAGGACAAGATGGAGCTATTTGACGACCTTAGCATCCGGGAAGAACGCGCCAGACTGTCCGCTGCCAAACTAAGCCCCCTTGGATTTGCCACGGGCGTGTATCCCGGATTCAAGATTGGCGCACACCACAGGAAGCTGGCTAAGATATTTGAGGATGTCATCGACGGCAACAAGAAGCGCGTCATCATCAACATAGCCCCCCGCCACGGCAAGTCCGAGTTCAGCAGCTACCTGTTTCCTGCTTATTTTTTAGGCAAGTATCCCGAGAAGAAGATAATCATGGGAACGCATACTGCGTCCCTGTCGGAGGACTTTGGTCGGCGGGTGCGTAACTTAATCGACTCGGAGGAGTACCATGAGATATTCCCCAACACGCTTGTCGCTAGCGACCAAAAGGCCGCAGGCAAGTGGAGTACCACAGCCGGGGGGCAGTACTATGCCGCAGGTGTCGGCGGTGCGCTTGCTGGACGCGGCGCTGATCTATTCGTTATTGATGATCCGCATTCAGAGCAGGATATCAAAGTAAACAGCCGACTTGCCTTTGATACGGCGTGGTCTTGGTTCCAGACGGGGCCGCTTCAGCGACTCATGCCGGGGGGAGCCATAATAGTAATAATGACGCGCTGGAGCCTGCTCGACCTGACCGGACGCCTGATTGACTACCAGACCAAGAACCCGGACTCCGTGCCGTGGGAGATCGTGGAGCTACCCGCCATCCTGCCATCGGGTAAATCCCTGTGGCCGGAGCAATGGCCGCTTGAGTTGCTGGAGTCCACCAAGGCCAGCTTGGAGCCACGGTATTGGAACGCGCAGTACATGCAGCAGCCGACATCGGACATGTCAGCCGTGGTCTCCCGGAAAGACTGGCGGGTATGGCCCCATGACGATGCGCCCAAATGTGAGTACATAATACAGTCATGGGATACCGCGTTTGAGACTAAGACCACAGCCGACTACAGCGCCTGTACGACATGGGGCATATGGTACAACGAGGAGGAGAATAGCTCCCCGCAGCTAATACTATTAGATGCGTTCAAGGACAGGATGGCATTCCCGGAGCTAAAGGCGGTGGCGCACAAGCACTGGAAAGAATGGGAACCAGACAGCATAATAGTGGAAAAGAAGGCCGCAGGCTCCCCCCTGATTCAGGAGCTTAGGGCCATGGGCATACCTGTGCAGGAGTTCACGCCCAGCCGGGGAAACGATAAAATGGTGCGGATGAACGCGGTGGCAGACCTGTTTACCTCGGGCAAGGTATGGGCACCGGACACGCGCTGGGCACGGGAGGTTATTGAGGAAATGGCGGCGTTCCCGGTTGGGGATCACGACGACTATGTGGATACGACAACCCAAGCACTGTTGCGTTACAGGCAGGGTGGATTCATCGCGCTCGACTCCGACGAGAAGGAAGAGCCTAAAATATTCAGACGCGGCAGACAAGCCGCATACTACTAGGACACCCAATGGCAACCAATATTGACAAAGCCCTATACCAAGCGCCAGAGGGTATAGATGACGCTGCTGCCGATGAGTCGGCTATTGAGATTGAGATTGTTGACCCAGAGGCAATCAAGATTGGCATTGGCGGCATGGAGCTTGAGATTGTTCCGGGGGAGGGTGATGAGGGGGGATTTGACGAGAACCTTGCCGATTCGATGGATGAGTCGGCCATGCAGTCCATGGCGTCTGATCTGGTGTCCGAGATTGACAATGACAAGGCGGGGCGCAAGGATTGGGAGAAAGCATACACGGAAGGGCTGAAGTTGCTGGGGCTTCAGTACGAAGAGCGCACGGAACCGTGGAACGGAGCCTGCGGGGTGTTCCACCCAATGATTACCGAGGCGGTTGTCCGGTTCCAGAGCGAGACCATAACGGAGACATTCCCTGCCCAAGGGCCAGTCCGTACCAAGATCATCGGCAAGGAAACGCCCGAGAAGAAGCAATCCGCGCTTCGTGTTGAAGAGGACATGAACTACCAGCTAACGGAGAAGATGGTTGAATTCAGGGCAGAGCATGAGAGGATGTTGTGGAGCCTACCGGCTACAGGTTCAGCGTTCAAGAAGGTGTACTACGACCCCAGTCTGGGGCGGCAAGTATCTGTGTTCATACCCGCAGAGGACATCATCCTGCCGTATGGAGCGTCTGATATTCAGTCTTGCTACCGTGTTACCCATGTGATGCACAAGACCAAGAACGAGATACTCAAGCTGCAAGCGGCGGGGTTTTATCGGGAATGTGATTTGGGTGATCCGACCAAGGACACGACGGACATTGAGAAGGCTAAGAACAAAGAGACAGGCTTCAGCGATATCAACGACGACAGGTTCACGCTGTACGAAGCGCATGTTGACCTCGACCTAAAGGGGTTTGAGGATACCGACAAAGAAGGGGAAGAAACGGGCATCATGCTCCCCTATGTGGTCACCCTTATTAAGGGAACCAATGAGGTTTTGGCAATTCGCCGCAACTGGGAAGAAGATGACGACCTTAGACTCAAGCGACAGCACTTTGTTCACTACCAATACATTCCGGGATTCGGAGCGTACGGGTTCGGGCTGTTCCACCTCATCGGCGGGTTTGCGAAGTCGGCTACCAGTATTATGCGACAGCTTGTGGACGCAGGCACACTTTCCAACCTCCCCGGTGGACTCAAAACCCGAGGGCTTCGCATTAAGGGTGATGACACGCCGATTGCCCCCGGAGAGTGGCGGGACGTAGACATTGGCTCTGGGGTGATGCGGGACAACATCCTGCCCCTCCCGTACAAGGAACCGAGTCAGGTACTGATGGCCCTGCTGGGCAACATCGTGGAAGAGGGCAGGCGCTTTGCTGCCACGGCTGATCTAAAGGTCAGCGATATGTCCGGGCAAGCCCCGGTAGGTACGACCCTCGCGCTGCTGGAGCGCCAGCTAAAGGTGATGACGGCGGTTCAGGCTCGGGTGCACTTTGCGTTCAAGCAAGAGTTGAAACTGCTGGCGCGGATCATCGCGGACTACACAGACCCGGATTACACCTACGAGCCAGATGTAGGCTCCTCCAAGGCGAAGCGTTCGGACTACGACGATGTGGACATTATTCCTGTCAGCGACCCTAACGCAGCCACCATGAGCCAGCGGGTTGTCCAGTACCAAGCCGTCATTCAGATGGCGCAGATGGCCCCGGATATCTACGACTTGCCCCAGTTGCACCGCAACATGCTGGAGGTGCTGGGTATTAAGAATGCAGACAAGCTCGTGCCGCTGGAAGAAGACCAGAAGCCGAAAGACCCCGTTACCGAGAATCAGGCTGCGCTCAAGGGCAAGCCGATGAAAGCGTTCCTGCACCAAGACCATCAGTCGCATATTCAGGTGCACATGATGCTGATGCAAGACCCGCTGATCCAGCAGTTCATCGGGCAGAACCCCCGTGCACCAGCAATCGGCGCAGCCTTGACCGCACACATTGCCGAGCATGTGGGATACATGATGCGCCAGAAGATAGAGCAGCAGTTGGGTATGCCGCTGCCGCCCGAAGACGAGCCGTTGCCACCACAGATTGAGATCGCCCTGTCAGGAATGATGGCTCAAGCAGCGCAGCAGGTACTGATGCAGGATCAGGCCAAGGCTGCACAGCAGCAGGCCCAGCAGCAAGCGCAAGACCCTGTGGTTCAGATGCAGATGCAAGAGTTGCAGATTCGGGCCAAAGAGGTTGAGATTAAAGAGAAAACCATGATGGCTAACGCCGCCGCTGCATCCGACAAGCAGCAGTTGGAAGAGCAGCAAGTCAGCGGTCAGCTTCAGATCGACGCCATGCGCGTGGGGTCGCAGCTCAAAGATAGTCAGGCCAAACAACAGTTTGAACAAGAACGTGCTGGCGTCCAGATGGGCGCTGACATCGCAAAGAACAAAGCGCAATCCGCTTTGCAATCAGCCCAGATCGCAGCCAACTCACGAAAGGAAACACCAACTAAATGATCCAAGACTTCGCACGCGTATTGCGCGAAAAAATACGAACCGACATGAACAACTACGCCGATGACTTGGCGGGGGGTTCTTGCCGCAATTTCGATGAGTACCAAAAACTTTGCGGGACGATTCAGGGTCTAGCCATCGCAGAGCGTTATCTAATTGACCTTGCACAGAAAGCTGAACACGACGATGAGTAATCTTATCTTGCCCCCCGGCATTAGCTTGCCGCGAACAATCCAGCCACGGGAAGAACCCGATCTGGATATGCCTGAAGAAGAGAAAGCGACCCAGTTACCTGACCCTACGGGGTGGAAACTGCTATGTGTTGTACCTGATGTAGCTGACACCTTTGAGGATTCGTCCATCATTAAGGCCGGAGCCTACATGCGACAGGAAGAACACGCAACTACCGTGCTGTTTGTGGTGAAAGTTGGCCCCGATGCGTACAAAGATCAGGCTAAGTTCCCCGGTGGAGCATGGTGTAAGGCTGGAGATTTCGTCTTGGTGCGTACCTATTCTGGTACACGCTTCAAAATCTACGGCAAAGAGTTCCGTCTTCTGAATGATGACCAGATAGACGCTGTTGTGCAAGACCCTCGTGGGCTAACCCGCGCTTGAAGGAGTAAAAATGGCTGAGAATTACGAGTTTCCCGACGAAATTGAGGAGAAATCCAAGGCTGCGCTTGAAAAGGAGCAGGAAGTTGAGATTGAGATCGTAGATGACACGCCAGCGCGTGATCGTGGGCGCGTAGCTCTGGATAAGGCGGTTGAAGACCCCTCTGATGCGGAACTGGACTCATATTCCGACAAGGTTAAGGGTCGAATCAAGGAACTTACCCATGCAAGACACGATGAACGTAGGGCAAAAGAGTCCGTAGTTCGGGAAAAGCAGGAACTAGAGAATCTTGCACAGCAGTTGCTTGACGAGAACAAGAAACTGAAGCAATACGCCAACACAGGTGCCCAGCAGTACGCAGAAAAGGTACAGGAATCCGCTGGTAATGAGTTGGAAACGGCAAGGCGCAACTACAAGGCGGCACAGGAAGCCTTCGACACTGATGCTATAATTGCTGCACAGGAAGCATTGACGGATGCGAAATTAAAGTTGATCTCGGCGCAGAATTTTCGCCCAGCCCCTTTACAAACGCCTTCGGATGATGTACAAATACGGAAATCCCAACCTGTAGCGGTTGAACCTGATGATAAAACACTGCGCTGGCAGGCAAAAAACCAGTGGTTCGGCGCTCCGGGTAACGAGGAACTAACCAGCTTTTCACTAGGGCTGCATCAAAAACTAGTGAACTCGGGCATTGATCCCCGTTCAGACGAATACTTTGAACGAATTGACTCCCGCATGAAGTCTACGTTCCCTGAAGTTTTCGGTGGAGCTACCAAAAGGCCATCATCTGTTGTTGCCTCTGCGACACGTTCGACAGGGCCAAAGAAGGTTCAGCTTACAGCCACGCAGGTTGCGTTGGCGAAGAAGTTTGGACTGACCCCACAACAATATGCTGTTCAAGTAGCTAAACTGGAGAATTCTAATGGCTGAGACTCGCATCCCCCGTGACCTAGTATCACGCGATAAATCCGCTAGGATGGTCTATGTACCCCCTAACGCGCTGCCCGATCCGACCCCAGAGCCGGGTTATTCTTATCGTTGGATTGGAACACATGTCCAAGGTCAGGCTAACCCCACGAACGTATCTCGACAGATGCGTGAAGGCTGGGAGCCAGTGAAGGCGAAAGACCATCCTGAGTTGATGATTGAAGGTAGTGCCGCTACCGGGAACGTAGAAATTGGTGGACTCATGCTCTGCAAGATGCCTACTGAACTCGCACAGTCTCGTCAAACGTACTACGACAAGCAGTCTTCCAACCAGATGGAGTCCGTGGACAATAGCTTCATGCGAAATAACGACCCTCGTATGCCGCTGTTTGCAGACCGCAAGTCTACAACCAGCCGTGGACAGGGATTTGGTTCAGGTTCTAAATAATAGGAGTCTTAAATGGCTTATCCAGTGGTCTCAGCTCCGTATGGGTTGTTGCCGCAGAACTTAATTGGTGGTCAAGTATTTGCGGGTTCTACCCGTATGTACAACATCCAGTATGGTTTTGCAACCGACATCTTTTACGGTGATTTCGTTGTTCTATCCCGTGGCTTTGCCACACGCGCCTCAGTTTCTACTGGCACTGGTCTGAATCAGACTGTCGGTATTTTCTTGGGTTGCACCTTCACCAACCCTACGACTAAGCAAAAGTTGTTCTCTCAATATTGGCCCGCAAGCACCACCGCTGGTGACTGCGAAGCTTATATCTTGGATGACCCTGATGCCGTGTTTAAGGCGGTTGTTTGTTCCGCTACTACTGCTGTTGCTTCTGCTGCATTGGCGATGATTGGCACTAACCTGTCAGCTATCAACAATACCGGCAGCACCAACACCGGCAATTCTGCTAATGCTGTTCTGGCTCCTTCGGCTACTCCTGTAACAACCACCTTGCCTTTGCGTTTGGTTGGTTTGGTTCAAGAGACCGCAGTTGACTTGGGTACTGTTACTTACAGTTCGGGTACTACAACCCTAACCGTGAGTGCATTGCCTTCCGCATTGCCAGTTGGTACGGACGTTTCTGTATTGGCCACCAACGGTCAAATTGTGCAGACAGGTTCTTTTGTGGCAACCGCAGCAAATGCTGGCGCAACTTCCGTTGTGCTGAATCAAGCCGCGTCTTTCACAATCAACTCTGGCGATAAATCATCGACCGTGGTCTTCACGCAGTATCCCGAAGTCTTGGTTAAATTGAACCAAAGTCTGCACGGTTACTACTCTGCCACTGGCGCATAAGGAGTTAAATCATGGCTATTTCACGCGCACAACTACTTAAAGAACTTCTTCCCGGCCTGAACGCTTTGTTCGGTCTGGAGTATGCACGCTACGGCGAAGAGCATAAAGAAATCTACGAAATCGAGAAATCGGAACGTAGCTTTGAAGAAGAAACCAAGCTGTCCGGTTTCTCGGCTGCACCAGTTAAGAACGAAGGTTCTGCCATTGCTTATGACAATGCACAGGAAGCGTTCACGGCTCGGTACAACCATGAGACCATCGCCCTCGGCTTCTCCATCACCGAAGAAGCTGTAGAGGACAATCTGTATGACTCGCTGTCGGCTCGTTACACCAAGGCTCTGGCCCGTGGAATGTCCTACACCAAGCAAGTCAAGGGCGCTGCTGTCGTAAACAACGGCTTCTCCTCGGCCTATGTTGGTGGTGACGGTGTTTCTTTGTTCAGCACGGCTCACCCGCTGGTGAATGGTGGTACTAATAGCAATCGCCCTTCTACGGCGGCTGACCTGAATGAGACTTCGTTGGAAAACGCAGTTATTCAGATCGCCGCTTGGACGGATGAGCGTGGTCTGCTGATTGCAGCCAAGCCACGGAAGCTGGTAATCCCGCCTGCTCTGATGTTCGTTGCTACCCGTCTTTTGGAAACCAGCCTGCGTGTTGGTACTACCGACAACGACATCAATGCACTGAAGAACAACGGTTCTATCCCCGAGGGTTACACCGTCAACCACTTCTTGACCGACACTAGCGGCTGGTACTTGACCACCGATGTGCCTAACGGCCTGAAGCACTTTGAACGTACCGCGCTGTCTAATTCCATGGATGGAGACTTCGATACGGGGAACGTGCGTTACAAGTCCCGTGAGCGTTACAGTTTTGGCTGGTCTGACCCATTGGGCATCTTCGGAAGCCCCGGATCGTCGTAAAACGATAGGGTTTTCCCACAAAAGGGGGCTTCGGCCCCCTTTTTTATTGCCTGTTGACTTTTGCCTTTTCTGTGTTACGTTACCTGTTACTAAACGACCAGAGAAGAAAACTTAAAAAAATCGAACAAGCTGCTTGCACATCCTAAAATAGTGTGCTATAAATGAGCCACTCCGGGCTTTCCGGTGCATCAAACTGTCCCGGCAGACGACATACCGATTGATGCACTTAACTTGTATGTAAGGAACCTATCATGGCTTTCGCTACCCATCTTGGCCCGTGGCTGCTCGGCACGGTCAAAAACACCACCGGAACCACCGCTGGCACGATCCAGAACATCGGCGCTACGCAGGTTGCTCAAACGGTGCAACTTAACATGGTAGGCGCGACTTCTGCCGCTGCTATTACTTGTTTTACTTTACCTGCTGGCGCACACATTGTTGACGTTATTGTTGACACCTTGACCACTTTGTCTGGCACTGTTACAGCCGCTGTTATGACTGTTGGTACAAGCGCAACAGCCAACTTGTTCTACCCCTCAACAACCATTTTGACTGCTGGTCGCCAAAGCCCAACATTGACAACTACGCAAGTCACCGCTTACGCTGGCGCTACTTCTACCGCTTCCCCTAACGGAATAGGTATTGGTTCTACCGATGTAATCGTAGTGGCAACTCCTACGTTTACCACTGGATCACCAAGCACAGCGGGTATTGTTCAAATCACTTGCCGTTATTTGGTTGCCGATTCTACCGGCGCGTTGAATCCTTCGCAGGCTTAATCAGGGGGCTGTATGGCAATCACTCACCCTAGTCCTACGTTTCCGATGTATCCGGGGGGTGCGGTAGCTATAACTCCCAGCGACACTGTTCTCCTTGCTTCCCCCTCTGTTGTGTACGTTGGTGTGGCAGGGACAGTCAAGGTTACCACTGCTCAAGGCGACGATACTACCTTTGTTGGTCTGGCAGCAGGCTCTGTTATTCCTGTACAGGTTATCAGAGTTTTTTCTACTGCTACTACTGCAACCAGTCTAGTCAGGATATACTGATATGTCTTTTGGGTTCGGCTTTAGCTTTCCGCAACTCTTCGGATCGTCGGGAGCAGCGGTATCTACAGACGCTTCGTTCCCTTATGTATCGTTACTCACTCCGGGTAATGGTACAAATGCGGCGCAGAACAACACGTTCCTTGACTCCAGCACCAACAACTTCACTATAACCCGGAACGGTACTGCGACCCAAGGAACCTTCACCCCGTTTAGCCAGACGGGTTGGGGCGGGGTTTTTGTTGGCGTTACAGACGCTTTAACTCAACAAACACCGAATGCCGTTTATGGATACGGCACTGGAGATTTTACTATTGAGTTTTGGGTGTTTCCAAACTTACTTGGCTCACAAACATTTGTTAGCAATTTAACTTCTGCTGCCAGCGTTGCACCGCATATTTACTACGCAACTGCTGCTGGTGGCAGTATTAGATACTTTACAAATTCTGCTGACAGAATAACCGGCACAGCATTAAGCATTGGCACATGGTATCATATTGCGGTTTCCCGTACATCGGGATCAACAAAGATGTTTATAAATGGTACTCAAGCTGGATCAACTTACACAGACTCTAATAATTACGGCACATCAAATCCATTAGGCATAGGGGATTATGGAATTCCATTAACCGGTGCAAGCACTCTTAACGGATATATGTCTAATGTCCGTATAGTCAAGGGGGTTGGTGTTTACACCGGAACTTTTACTCCACCGGCAGTTCCTTTAGCCATTACGCAGTCCGCTGGTACTAACATCTCGGCAATAACAGGTACACAGACCAGCATCCTAACTCTGCAAAGCAACCGTTTCAACGACCAGACTGCTGCTAACCAGCCTTTAACTTTAGCTGGCACACCAAGCATACAAGCCTTCTCTCCATTTGAGCCAACCGCTGCGTACAGTGCAGCAACCAACGGTGGGACAGGGTTTTTTAATGGAACTACGGACTCTCTTAGCGCGCCAGCAAATGCTGCGTTTAGTTTTACAGGTAATTTTACAATTGAAGCGTGGGTGTATTTTACTAGCGTTACAGGTGACCTTGATATTGTCAGCAATTATGTAAGCAATGTTGCTGCGGATTGGACTATTGTTAAAGCTTCAGGCAGTACTATTCAATGGTATCCGTCTTCCGCAGCTACTTTTATAAACTCAGGTATTACACCTATTGTAGGCGCTTGGTATCATATTGCAGCAGTTAGGTCAGGGACTACTTGTTCGCTTTATGTAAATGGGGTATCTGGTGGAACACCGCTTACTTTTTCTGGGACGTTAGGTGATGCAGTAAAAGTTGTACGGGTAGGCTCCCGCACCTCAACAAATTACTTTCCCGGTTACATTTCCGGTGCGCGCATAGTTAACGGTACGGCAGTCTATACCGCCAACTTTACCCCGCCAACAGCACCGCTAACGGCAATCACAAACACATCCCTCTTACTTAGCGGAACCAACGCTGGGATCATTGACAATACCGCAAAAAACACGGCAGTAACCACCATTGGTAACGCTCAGATATCAACTGCTCAGAGTCAGTGGGGTGGCGGCAGTATGTTGTTTGACGGGACAGGCGACTGGGTAACGGTGCTTGATACACCTGTACTGCGTTTTGGTACGGGGGACTTCACGGTTGAAGGATGGGTCTACAAGACCACAACAGGGACTGCGGTAAGCCTTGTATCTAAGGGTGCAGCAGCTACGGGCTGGACGCTGGGTGTAAGTGCAACTAACTTCCTAACCGCAAGCTACACTGCTACGACTCTGACGGGAACGGTCACCACCTTGTCTGCAAACACTTGGTACTACTTTGCTTTGGTCAGGAGTGGCACGGCAACAGGCAACATCAAGCTGTACATCAACGGAACCTTGGAAGCAAGTAGCGCCGGGGCAATTACTACAGACTTTAACCAGACAGATGTTCTGTACATCGGGGCCAGCAGGACGGGTACAACGCCATTGACCGGATACATAGATGACCTTAGAATAACCAAAGCTGCCCGTACTGTAACCACAACCCCAACAGCGGCGTTCCCGTTATATTAAATGGCTAAAAAACAAGGCCCAGTTCTCTCAGTTGGCAGGGGTGAGAAGCTACCTGTCTCCAAGGGGGCAGGCTTGACTGCTAAAGGCAGGGCTAAGTACAACGCTGCTACAGGTAGTAACCTCAAGGCTCCACAGCCCGAAGGTGGCCCACGCAAGAAGTCGTTCTGTGCGCGTATGTCTGGTATGCCGGGGCCGATGAAGGATGAAAAGGGCAAGCCTACCCGTAAGGCGGCTTCACTTGCAAGATGGAAGTGCTAAATGACCAATGAAGTCGCTACCGCCAGAGAGCTTGCTACCCATGCAGCAGATATAGACCATCTGCAAAAGGACATGGACAAGCTGATGTCGGATATGAACGATATCAAGAAGACTCTGGTAGATATCCAGTCTACGCTGTCCGAAGCCAAGGGTGGCTGGAAGGCTATGATGCTGCTAGGTGGTGCGAGTAGTGTAGTAGGTGCAGGTCTAGCTCAGTTTGCCCATTGGTGGAGCAAGTAATGCCCTCAAGCAGCAAGAAGCAGCATAATTTTATGGCGGCAATAGCCAATAATCCGGCTTTTGCTAAGAAGGTAGGCATCCCGCAATCCGTGGGACAAGATTTCACAACTGCGGACAAGGGTCGCAAATTCTCAAAAGGTGGTGATATGGCTACGAAAATGAACCCCGGTTTTATGGCAATGATGGCTAAAAAAAAGGGTATGCAAGAAGGCTCCAAAGCTGATATGGCATCAGACAAAAAGCAAATGATGGGCATGAAAAAGGGCGGCTTCACACCATCTTCCATGGGTGAATCGCACCCCGATGTTGGCGGGGGCATGAAAAAAGGCGGCATGGCAAAGATGCGCATGAGGGCGGGCGGCTTCACATCCTCTTCTATGGGTGAGGCACACACAGGTAGTAATGCGGATTACGGTGGTGGAGGTGTCGGCAAAAAAGGAGGTTTGATGCCGAAAGATTTGTCCAAGGCTGAAGGCGGTAAGGCAGACATGAAGCAAGACAAGGCCATGATGCAAGGGGCCGTGAACAAGCATGAAGGTCGTTTGCACAAAGGCGCAACCATGACCAAGCTGGCTAACGGCGGTTCATTCCGCGCATCCGCTAACGGTATTGCTCAACAGGGCAAGACCAAGGGCACGCAGATCAAGATGAACAAGGGCGGCATGTCCTGCTAAGGAGCAAATCATGAAAAGAACCAAACGCTACGAGCGTGGTGGTGATGTAGATGAGGGCGTAAGCGGTGGTGCATCTATTGATGAAATGGGTCGGCGCATTGACGCAGCCCCCGCAGAAGAAACAAAAGCACCCGCCGAGGTTAAACTAACCCCCAAACAAGTTGCATCCTTAAACTCCGATGGCGGTATGGGCAGAGTTAGCGGTACTAGAGATGATGACTTTGGTACGGCGGGGTTCAAAACGGCAAATACTAGAAATGCAGCAGGGGATTTTTATACGGCACAGGGTACGCGAATTGTCCCATTTTTTAAAGACACTTCTACGAGCAACGCCAATGAGTACACGGATAACAAGAAGCGTGGCGGCGCAGTCAAGAAAATGGCTAACGGCGGCTCTGTATCCTCCCGTGCAGACGGTATAGCTCAACGGGGCAAGACCCGTGGGAAGATGTGCTGATATGGCAACTCCGGGGCCAAAGCAAGTAGTCCAGTCCTTAAAAAAGGCTGGGTTTTACGGTGCAAGTAAACCTAAACGGCTTGGTATCATTAACAAGGTTACAACCAAACCGCAACGGATAGAGATGGTTGATAAGCTGTTTCTAGCAAAGAAAGTGGCAGGTAAAAAATGATGGCAAGTCGCGGTATGGGGGACATTAACCCCGATAAGATGCCCGGAGCTAAGCGTAAAGCTCGCCGCGATAATACTGACTTCACGCAGTATGCCGAAGGCGGTGAGGTAAAATCTAAAGTAAACGAAGCTGGCAACTACACCAAGCCCAGTTTACGCAAACGGATTTTTAACAGCGTCAAAGCTGCGGCGATTGTTGGTACAGGTGCAGGGCAATGGAGCGCGAGGAAAGCGCAAGTAATGGCTAAACGCTATAAAGCTGCTGGTGGTGGGTACAGAGATTGAAAGCTCCGCAGCAGTCCCTTAAAGATTGGGGTGACCAGAAATGGCGTACCAAGTCAGGTAAGCCTTCGTCAAAAACGGGGGAACGTTATCTACCAGAAGCTGCGATCAAAAGTCTCAGCAGTGCTGAGTATGCAGCCACCACCAAGGCAAAACGTGCTGGCAAGGCGGCAGGCAAACAGTTTGTAGCGCAACCTAAAACGATTGCAAAGAAAACGGCAGGATTTAGATGACCACTTCCGGAACCACGGCGTTTAACCCTGATCTAACGGAGATCATTGAGGAAGCGTTTGAACGCGCCGGTTCGGAGCTTCGCAGCGGTTACGACATGCGGACTGCTCGTCGTAGTCTTAACATCCTGTTTGCAGACTGGGCCAACCGTGGCATCAACATGTGGACGATTGACCAAGGCTCTTTCGCCTTGACGCAGGGGCAAAATACCTACGCCCTCCCAACAGATACGGTAGACCTGATAGAACACGTTATTCGTACCAATGCCAACAGCACAGCCAACCAAGCAGACCTAACAATCACCCGGATAAGCATCTCCACCTACGCCACGCTGCCTAACAAGCTGACGCAGGCAAGGCCGATTCAGGTGATGATCCAGAGGAATTCAGGGCAGACAGCAGATACAACGATCACCTTAAACGGTGCAGTAACAACGACTACTGCTACCACTATTACTCTAAGCTCAGTCATTGGGCTGGCTGCGGCAGGTTTTATTAAGCTGGACGATGAGATCATCTATTACGGGTACATCGTAGGAAACGTCCTAACCGCTTGCTCTAGGGGTCAGGCAAACACCACCGCAGCAACACACTTGACAGCAACCGCAGTCTATGTGTCCAACCCCCCGGCAATCTCGGTATGGCCTACCCCGGATGGATCGCAGACCTACACCTTTGTGTACTGGCGGCTGAAGCGTAACCAAGATGCAGGTGGGGGTGTAAATGACATGGCTGTTCCGTTTAGGTTCATCCCCTGCATAGCTGCGGGGCTGGCGTACTACTTGGCTATGAAGCTACCCAACGGGATGGAGCGTTTACAGGTCTTGAAGGCGCAGTATGATGAGGCATGGGAGATGGCTTCTACGGAGGATCGGGAGACAGCATCGCAACGGTTTGTGCCTCGGCAGATGTTCATAGGGTAGATCGTGGGTAACAGGTTCGCATCAGGTAAGAATGCGATAGCGGAGTGTGACCGCTGCGGGTTCCGGTACAAGCTAAAAGAGTTGAAGAAGGAGGTTGTAAAGACCAAGACCTACAACTTGCTGGTGTGCCCTACCTGCTGGACACCGGATCAGCCGCAGTTGCAGTTGGGGATGTACCCTGTAGATGACCCACAGGGGTTGCGTGACCCGCGCAGGGACTTGAGCTACTACGCATCAGGGCTGTTGGTAGATGGTTATCAGGGTGAAGGTAGTCGAATATTCCAGTGGGGCTGGAATCCAGTAGGCGGGGCTAGTGCCTTTACTAGCTTGCTGACGCCAAATTATTTGATATGTACCGCAGAACTTGGTACAGTAACGGTATCCGTAACTTAGGAGAAAATTGTGGCAAAAGCAGAATCAATGGCATCGGACAAGAAACAGGACGTTGCCCTCATCAAGAAAGCGTTTGGTCAGCACGATAGCCAAGAACACAAGGGTGGCAAGGGCACGGTGCTAAAATTGAAAAAGGGTGGCCCAACCAGCGAGGATCGTATGCGCGTAGGCCGCAACATGTCTCGCGCCAACAACCAGAAATCGGGGTAAACCATGATTAACAACAAACCTGCTTCAGCCTACGCGCAGCCGCACACGATGGACGGGAAGAAGATGACCAAGGCTCCTCAAGAGTTTGGTACGAACCCCGGTTTCCCACCTAACCGCAGCAAACTTGATACGCTTGACATGAGCGTTGGTTCTTTTAGCAAATCTGCGGGGGGTGAACCTATCAAGACTGATGGCATCAAAATCCGTGGTACTGGCGCTGCTACCAAAGGCGTGATGGCTCGGGGGCCGATGGCTTAATATGGACTACGCTGCGCTTGTTACTGCTGTCTCCGATTACACGGAGAACACTTTTCCCACGGTGAACATGAATATGTTTATCGCGCAGGCAGAGACACGCATCTACAACGCAGTACAGATTCCAGCCCTTAGAAAAACAGCAACAACAGCCCTAACAGCAAGTACGCCATACTTTAACGCGCCATCTGACTTTCTTGCAGTATATTCATTTGCGGTAGTTAATGCTAATGGTAGCTACACGTTTTTGCTTAACAAAGATGTCGATTTTATTCGTGAGGCATATCCAACCCCGGCAACAGCCGCAACTCCTAAGTACTATGCTATCTACGGGCCGCAGACAACGGCTACGGAGCTAAAATTTATTCTTGGCCCGACTCCCAGTGCAGCCTTGGCAACAGACCTACAGTACTTTTTCTACCCAGAGTCCATCATCCAGCGGCCTATCTTGACACTTGGCGCTATAACGGCAGGGACATCCTACACAACGGGGACATACAGCAATGTAAGTTTGACTGGAGGCTCTGGTTCTAACGCAGTAGCAACTATTGTTGTTTCTGGTGGCGGCGTTACCTCTGTAACAGTAACCAATGGTGGTACTGGTTTTGTTGTGGGCGACACCATGTCTGCGCTTGCGGCCAATATTGGCGGCACAGGGTCTGGGTTTTCCATTCCTGTGGCTACGGTAGGTAATACTACGGGAACAACTTGGCTTGGGGACAACTACGATCCTGTCCTGCTGTACGGTACGCTGGTTGAGGCTTACACCTACATGAAGGGTGAGCAGGACATGGTTATGCTGTACAACACCAAGTTCGGTGAGGCGTTGATTCAGCTTAAACGTCTGGGTGATGGTCTGGAGCGTCAGGATGCGTACCGTAGTGGGCAGGTTAGGATTGCAATAACATGAGCCTTTCCCAGACCCTAACCACCAGCTTCAAGCAGCAGTTGCTGCAAGGCGTCCATGACTTTGATACGGATACCTTCAAGGTGGCGCTATATACAGCTAGTGCAGACCTTAGTGCAACCACCACCGTTTACACAGCGACTGGGGAAGTTGTTGGTACGGGGTACACGGCTGGCGGGGATGCTACAACCACTTCGGTAAGCGTTACGGATACGACTGCCTTTGTTAACTTCAGCAACGTAGTCTGGACTGCGGCCCTTACAGCTAGGGGTGCTTTGATTTACAATTCGTCCAAGAGCAACAAGGCAGTTGCTGTCCTAGACTTCGGGGCTGATAAGACTTCGACTACCACGTTTACCGTTGCAATGCCAACAAATTCTTCAACTTCTGCCCTTATAAGATTACCCTAACAGAATATAGGCAACACGCAAACGGCAAGCTGGACTGCGGTTTCAACGAATTAGGAGCTATAGATGGCATCAACATGGTCAGCACTTAAAATAGAACTGCTTGAGACAGGGGCAAACTCAGGCACATGGGGTACGCTTACCAACATTAACCTTGGTGATGCAGTATTGGGTGAAGCTATTACAGGCTCTGCCACGGTAGATTTTCCAGCAGATGCGGATGTAACAGTTACATTAACAGACTCTGCAACTACCCAGTCAGCCAGAAACTTGCGTTTAAACATTACAGAAAGCGGAGCAGGCATAGCTTCTGTGCGTAATTTGATACTGGGTTCTGGTTGCCAGATTGAGAAGTTTTACCTAGTTAGAAATAATGGTACTGGAGCCAAGACGGTTAAAAACACTTCGGGTACGGGTATATCTGTCCCTGCTGGCAAGGCAACGCTGGTTTACAACGATGGTACGAATGTCGTTGATGGCGCTTCCTACTTCACTTCTTTGACCCTTGGTTCGGCCCTACCCGTAGCTTCTGGTGGTACAGGCTTAACTTCGGGAACTTCTGGTGGTGTACTGGGCTATACAGCTTCTGGCACATTAGCATCTTCCATTGCTTTGACAGCAAATGCATTGGTACTAGGCGGCGGTGCTACTGCGACTCCTACGCCTATGGGTAGTTTAGGTACAACTACTACAGTCTTGCACGGCAACGTTGCTGGCGCACCTACTTTTGGCGCGGTGTCTTTGACTGCTGATGTTAGCGGGACTCTTCCAGTAGCCAACGGTGGTACGGGGCAAGCATCCAATTTCACGCAGTACGGCGTAACATACGCCTCAACCATAACGGCTCTGGCGACTACAGCGGCTGGTACGTCAACCACAGTCCTTCACGGCAACGCTGCTGGCGCACCTACTTTTGGTGCTGTTGCTCTCGCTGCCGATGTAAGCGGCAACCTGCCTGTTGGCAATCTCAACTCAGGCACATCTGCAAGCGGCACAACTTTTTGGCGCGGTGATGGCACTTGGGCAACCCCCGCTGGTGGTGGTTCAGCCGCCACGCCGACTGCACTAGGAACCGTCTACGCCAAACAAACGACATCTGGAGGCACTCCGTTCCTGACTGCGTTTGGGTATAACGCTGGTGTAGTTAGCACCGGGGTTAACAACACATTTATGGGTGTGAGCGCGGGAATAGTTAATGTCGGCGGTACTGACAATGTGGCAATTGGCTTTGAAAGTCTAAAGGCAAATATATCAGCCCTTAACAATACTTGCGTAGGCGTTCAATCTGGATTTGCATCAATAGGCACTAACAATACTGCGTTTGGGTATAGAGCACTCTATAGTTCAAATAATGCTGCATCAGTAAATAATACCGCAATTGGCGCATTAGCGGGAAGTAACAGTGCAGGCGGCGCTAATATGTATGGTAATACGCTTATTGGAATGTATGCCGGGTATGTTACAACTGGGAACTATAATGCCTGCCTTGGTTATGCCACTGGATTTAATATTACATCAGGCACTTACAACGATTGCATAGGCGGTGAAGCGGGTACTGAAGCTGGTGTTGTTAACATAACAACGCAATCTAATTACATTGCGATGGGCAATAATGCCAAAACAAATGCGTACATTAAGATTGCATGGACTGTAACATCGGATGCTAGGGATAAAACAGAAGTAAAGCCAGTACCACATGGGTTGAGTTTTGTTAACCAGCTTAATCCTGTTGCTTTTAAGTTTACAAAGTCCCGCGAAGATGCTACACCAACTGGCGATGTGCGGTATGGTTTCTTAGCTCAAGATGTCTTGGCTCTTGAAGGTGCTGACTCGGTAGTGATTGATGCTAAAGACGCAGAAAATCTAAAGTACACCGACCAGAACATGACCGCCATTTTGGTCAAGGCAATACAAGAACTCAAAGCCGAATTCGACGCATATAAGGCAGCCCACCCATAAAGGAACCAAAAATGTGCAACGGCAACTGCAATCAGGGTAGGAACTGCGTTTGCCGACAGCCGACAGACTGGATAGCCATGTTCCGCAGGTGGTTTGGCTATGGAGTTCTTTGACGCGCTAGTTAAAGGGTGGCCCATACTATTGGCGATAATCACTTTGATTATCGTGCTGGCAAAGATGGATATTAAGATTGCCGTGCTGGAAGAGAAGATTAAAACTCTGTTTGAGATATTTAATAAAAAATAATGCTAACCCTCCTCACCACCCTAGTCTCCTTCCTTGCCGGGGGTCTACCCAAACTACTTGGTTTCTTTCAGGATCGCGCTGACAAGAAGCAGGAAATACTGCTGGCCCAGATGCAGATTGGGCGTGAGTTGGAGATGAGGAAGCTGGGGTTTGAAGCGCAGCAACGGGTAGAGGAAGTACACCTACAGGGCCAACTAGTAGAGGCTGCGGCAACTGAACGCTCCGCTATGTATGCTCACGACATTGCGATTGGGCAAGGTGCTAGTCAGTGGATGATTAACCTCCGCGCTGGGGTGCGGCCCCTGATTACCTACGGTTTGTTCCTATTGCTGGTGTTCGTAGATGTGGCTGGGTTCGTCTATGCATGGAACCACAATGTGCCGTTTACCGAGATGCTGGACACCTTGTGGGATGCAGACACGCAGATCATCTGGGCTAGTGTGATTAGTTTCTGGTTCGGCAGTCAGGCGTTTGCCAAGAAATGAAAGTCTCGGATAAGTGCATAAAGCTAATCCGTCATTGGGAAGGTGTCCGTTACCGCCCATACCGTTGCAGTGCGCGTCTTTTCACCGTTGGAGTTGGTCATGTTTTATACCCCCTTCAGGGTCGTTTACCTCTGGATCAGCGACAGGATTTTCAGCTTCAGGAATCGGATAACCGCACCTTTTCAGAAGAGGAAGTAAATGGAATACTTCACAGCGATCTGGCTAGATTTGAACGGGGGGTCACCACTCTCTGCCCTATCAGCCTTACACAAGGTCAGTTTGATAGCCTGTGCAGTTTCTCTTTTAACTGTGGTCTGGGAACTCTCCAACGCAGTACGCTCAGGCAAAAGCTCCTACGCGGGGAGACAGAAGATGCGGCGCAAGAGCTATTGAAATATTGCATGGGTGGGGGTAAAATCCTCAAGGGGCTACAGAACCGCCGCATTGATGAACGCTCCCTGTTTCTATCGTAGGATGCCAAATGCCCTTACAGAAGATCGTACTCAAGCCGGGGGTTAACCGGGAGAACACTCGGTACACCAACGAAGGCGGGTACTACGAGTCTGAGAAGGTGCGCTTCCGGCAAGGTACTCCTGAGAAAATTGGCGGCTGGCTACGCATCTCTGCTTATACCTTCCTTGGCCTTTGCCGTTCCTTGTGGAACTGGGTTACCCTACTGGGAACCAACCTGCTGGGCGTTGGTACTAACCTGAAGTTTTACATTGGACGGGGCGGCGCGTATTTTGACATCACACCTATTAGAGCCACAACAACGCTTGGTGCAAACCCGTTTGTCGCTACAAATGGTTCAGCCGTCATCACCGTTACAGCCGCAGCACATGGCGCAATAAACAACGACTTTGTTACGTTTTCTGGGGCAGTAACCTTGGGGGGCAACATTACCGCAGCGGTGCTAAACGCTGAGTACCAAATAGTTTATGTAAACGCAAGCAGCTACACATTTACGGCAACAGCCACAGCCAACGGATCGGATTCTGGAGGAGGTGGTAGTGCCGTAGTCGCCACCTATCAGCTAAATACTGGCCCTGCGGTTTCCGTCCCACTTACTGGATGGGGTTCCGGTGGTTGGGGGCTGGGGCCGTGGGGAACTGGCGGCGGGGCTACGGATGTGCTTCGTGTCTGGAGCCAAAGCAACTACGGGGAAGACTTAATCTTTGGCCCCCGTGGGGGTGGTCTGTACTATTGGTATGCTGAAGATGTTAATGTTCGGGGTGTAAACGTCAACACGTTAGGTGGTATTGTTACGGTCACGATTGCTACTCCCGCAGTCATAACCCTGTCTAACACATTTGCCGAGAACACCCGGATACAACTTGCAACTACAGGCGCATTGCCTACGGGATTGGCTGTATCAACAACCTACTACTTACAGAACGTAATTTCTGGGGTTACCGCTAACTTGGCCCTGACCGCTGGTGGTGCGCTTATCAACACATCAGGTACGCAGTCTGGGGTGCACTCCATCTCCTTGTTGCTAGATGTCCCCGTATACCAAAACAACATAACCATATCAGACGTCAGTCGTTTTGTTCTTGTTTTTGGTTGCAACGACATAGCCACCTCCAGTCCTCTTGACCCCATGCTGATCCGGTGGTCAGATCAGGAATCCGTTGTGGATTGGTATCCCGCTGCTACTAATCAGGCTGGCTCCTTGCGGTTGTCTCACGGTTCAACGATCCTGACTACGGTACAGACTAGGCAAGAAATTGTGGTGTTTACCGACTCTTCTGTGTACTCGCTCCAGTACCTTGGCCCTCCGTTGGTGTGGGGTTCTACGCTTCTCGGAGATAACATCTCCATCATTGGCCCCAACGCTGCAATCATTGCATCGGGTATTATTTACTGGATGGGCGTGGATAAGTTCTACAAGTACGATGGGCGGATATCCACGCTGCGTTGTGATCTGCTCCGCTTTATCTTCGATGACACTAATTTAGATCAAGGCTACCAAGTCTTTGCGGGTACTAATGAAGGCTTTAATGAAGTCTGGTGGTTCTATTGCACTTCATCATCAACCGTAGTGGATACATATGTTGTGTACAACTACGTTGAAGATATCTGGTACTACGGAACAATGGGTAGAACCGCATGGTTGGACAGCGGACTAAGCAACTACCCGTTGGCTGCTACCTACTCAAACAATATCGTTAACCATGAAGCCGGGGTAGATGATGGTATAACAGGAACTCTTGCGCCGATTGCATCCTACATAACCTCATCCCAGTTTGACATTGGGGACGGTAACAACTTTGCGTTTGTCTGGCGGGTAATCCCTGACCTGACTTTCCGTGGGTCAACTGCGGTTAGCCCAAGCCTGACGATGCAATTGCAGCCACTTCAGAACTCCGGTTCCGGGTACAACAACCCCAAGTCCGTGGGGGGTACAGACACTACGGCAACACAGACAATTACGGGTACTCCACCAGCCACAGCCATTGCAGTAGATGAGTTTACAAGTCAGGTAAATATCAGAGTTCGTGGGCGGCAGATGAGCATAAAGGTTGCCGCTTCTGACTTAGGGGTGCAGTGGCAGTTGGGTAGACCCCGAATTGATATTCGTCCTGACGGGAGGCGGTAAGTGGCAACGCTACCTCCCATCTCTGTACCCGTACCTCCAAATCTTCCGCTGGCAACACCGGGGTACGAGGCGCGGTATCAGGAACAATTCAATAATATACTGCGGCTGTACTTCACACGGCTAAACAACCTTATTGGCACGTTGTTTGGGTCACTGGGTGGGCAGTACATAAACACGCCTTATGGAAGTTTTTTTGATACCACAACGCAGACTGCGGCTGTAAGCAACACGGCGTACCCAATTACATTTAATACTACCGCAGACTCAAATGGTATAGCGTTAGCGTCAACTACCTCACGGGTTACCGTAGTACAGTCTGGCATTTACAACGTGCAGTTCTCATTGCAGCTACATAAAACTAACGCATCCGTTGGCAACATCTACATATGGGGCCGTATAAATGGTGTGGATATAACGGCGTCTGCGAGTAAAATCGCTGTTCAAGGAAGCACCGCAGAAACAATAGCGGCGTGGAATCTTATAGTTGAGCTACAGGGCAACGACTACTTTGAGCTAGTCTGGAGTGCCGACAATACTACCAGTCAAATTTTAGCTATTGCAGCATCTTCTCCAGTACCGTATATTCCTTCTGCTATTTTAACAATGGTCTTTGTATCGGCAATCCCACCATGATACGATCCACACTACAACCAACGGGGCAAATATGAGCCTACACGCACTAGCCGGTCACATGGCGTCCAGAGGGCGCGGCCCAGACACGATGCTCGTCCACATGACGCCGGGGGAAGTACACGGTCTGCAAGCCTTGGCGCTTAAACATGGCGGCTCCCTGACGATCAACCCCGAGACCGGACTTCCTGAAGCGGGGTTCCTGAGCAGTATCCTGCCGATGCTTGCTGGTCTTGCGCTTGCACCACTTACTGCTGGCACATCGTTGGCGTTCCTCGGTTCGTCTGCCTTGTCTACGGCACTTACGGTTGGTGGCATCACAGGTCTAGCTACGGGAAGCCTGAAGAAAGGTCTGATGGCAGGCATTGGTGCATGGGGCGGCTTTGGTCTTGGCGAGGCGCTGTCTGGCGCAGGTGCTAGTGCCTTGGCAGGGGAGAAGCTTGCAGGAGATGCCGTGGCAGGTGTTGCGTATGCAAGTTTAACTGCTGGAACTTCTAGTGCAGTCCCTGTTGCATCAGGCGCAGAGTTTGCTGGAACAGGCCCAATGCGATCTTTCATAAACGCATCCCCCACGGAGCTAATGTCTAGGGGATTAAGCGCAGCAACAGCATCCCCAACCGCTGCAATCGACTTTGCCAAAGCAAACATCAAACCAATCGCAGCCGCGCTGACTCCCATGGCAATGGACGCATTGAATCCAACAGCGACCAAGATGACGGAAGTGCCAAACACGGATCGGATTGTTGAATACGGGCCAGATGGTCAACTTAGTTCCATGAACGCAGGGCTGTACAACAAAATGGGTCTTAACTACTCCGACCTTGCACGGGGGTACAGCCTTCCGCAAACCGCAACGGGTGCAGGTGGTGGCATCGTTGCATTGAATCATGGGGGCATGGCTCATTTTGATGCGGGGGGTTTTACCAATGAGCAGGTTGCTTCCTATATAAGAGACAACAACCTAGACGCTGCTGGAGCGCAGAAGGCGGCAACGGCATTCGGGGTAGATTCAGATCAACTTAAGGCTGCACAAACTCTTCTTGGTTCCGGGGATGCAAACCTGACGGGTGTCAATGCAGCACACAATGCATACCAAGCTGCCGTTGCTGGAAGGCCAGACCTAGTCGCGCAAAATGCGGCTTTTTCAACAGCAAATAATCTAACCACCAGCCCGACAGCAGGAAACTCCACCGCATTCTTAACTGC